GCCCAGAGGCTCTAAGCCTGAAGTAAGACCTGGCAAGATCATCATGACTAATGGTAACCCATCAGAGATTCTCCAGCCCTTTAGCTTTGGGCAGGTATCTCAGATTACCTTTGCTCAAGCTGGCGAGCTTCAGAGGATGGTTCAGACAGCTACAGGCGCTATTGATTCAGCCGGTATCTCAGGTTCTATTAACGGAGAGGCTACTGCTGCTGGTATTTCTATGTCTTTGGGCGCAATCATTAAGAGACATAAGCGAACCTTAATTAACTTCCAAGAGTCATTCTTAATCCCTATGATCGAGAAGATAGCTTGGCGGTATATGCAGTTTGAGCCAGAGCTGTACCCTGTTGCGGACTATAAGTTTGACATCACCTCCTCTCTAGGGATTATTGCTAGAGAGTACGAGGTTACTCAATTAGTCCAGTTACTCCAGACCATGCCACAGACCTCTCCTGCTTATGGGGCTTTGATTGAAGCTGCTATTGATAGTATGAACCTGTCTAACCGAGAAGAGCTAATCAAGATGCTTAGGGAGGCTGGTCAGGTATCTCCAGAACAACAGCAAGCTCAACAACAAGCTCAACAGGAAGCATTGAAGCTTCAGTCAGACTTCCAACAGTCCCAGACAAACGCCCTTAATGGGCAGGCTAAGGAGTCAGAAGCTCGCGCACTCAAGATGCTGGCTGAGATCAAGGCAATCCCTGTAGAACTTGAGACGGCTCAGATTAGGGCTGTTACAAGTAACCTAGCGGTAGGTACTGCTGATGACAAAGAGTTTGAAAGACGACTCAAGGTTGCAGACCGGGTAATGAACGAGAAGAAGGTCAACCTGTCTATCGCCAAGGAGTTAGCGTAATGGTAACTCCGCAAAACTTGCAAGATGTAGTGTCTCAAGTAAATGCTATAATGAAGAACCTTGAGGAAAGAATCGCGCAACTAGAGAAGGCGCAAGAAGCGCCTAAGCGTGAAACCCTTAAAAGGAATGGTCGAGACTAAAATGACAGACCAAGAATACTTTGACGCTATGGATGATCTGTTTGCATCCGATGGCTGGAAATTATTAATAAGTGAGCTTGAAGAGAACGCTTACAACATAAATTCTGTTGAGGCAGCAAAAGATGTGAATGACCTGTTCTTTCGCAAAGGGCAGTTAAACAGTCTATCTTTTATCCTTAACCTAGAATCTACCATAGACCATAGCAAAAAAGAGGCAAGCAATGAGAGTCTTTGATTATCAATGTAAAAACACTCATGTATTTGAGTGCTTTGTCAGAGGTAGTGAAGATTGTTATTGCCCTCAGTGCGATGAGATAGGTAGCCGTATGATCTGTGCTCCACGAGTATATCTAGACCCTACATCTGGGCACTTCCCAGGTGCTACGATGAAGTGGTTAAACTCAAGGGAGAAGCAGATCGCAAGAGAACTTAAGGCAAACCAAGATTAGTCCGTTTGACTGTAGCGAAACAGTGAAGCGGGTAGCTAGATTGGTCTTATGAGGCTTAATGATGGCACAACTAATTGATAGTGTAGAACAAAATGAAGATGATTTCTCCGTACTCGATGAATCTGGCGACCAAGAAGTTATGGCCGAAGAAGCAGAGAGAGAATCGGAAGTTCCCAACAAGTACCGTAATAAGTCTATTCAAGACCTAGTAAAGATGCACCAAGAAGCAGAGTCCCGCATTGGTCAGCAAGGGTCAGAGGTAGGTGAGTTACGCAAAGTTGTAGATAAATTCATTCTCTCACGATCAGATGAAAAAAAGATTGAACCCGTGGAGGAAGTTGACTTCTTCTCTGACCCTGATAAAGCTGTTGATAAGCGCATTAACTCCCACCCTGCTATTAAACAGGCGCAAGAGTTTAACGCTAGGATGCAGGGAGAGCAGGCAAAGAGTGCGTTGATGTCAAAGCATCCTGATGCTGCTGAGATTGCTGGAGACCCTGCATTTGCAGAGTGGATTCAAGCAAGTAAGTGGCGTAAAGAGTTGTATTCTAGAGCAGATAGTCAGTTTGATGCTGATGCAGCAGATGAGTTGTTCTCCCAGTGGAAATCAGCTAAGAGCGCGTCTTCAAGCTTACTAGATGCAGAGAAGGCTTCTCGAAAGGAGACTTTGAAGAAAGCATCAACGGGGTCATCTAAAGGAAGTTCTGAGCCGAAAGGCAAGACTTTCTACCGTAGACGGGACATTATTGAACTCATGCAAACCAATCCAGAACGCTACCACGCTATGGAGCCTGAAATTAGACAGGCTTACGCAGAAGGTAGAGTTCGCTAAATAGAGGCTACACATCATGGCAGGCGAAACCTCAGGTGCGTTTTTTACCGCAAACGCAGTAGTAGATAAAACAGCAGCAGATAAGTTCATCCCGGAGATTTGGTCTGATGAGGTGATTGCTGCCTATCAGAAGTCTCTTAAGATGGCTCCTCTGGTTAAGAAATATAACTTTAGAGGCAAGAAAGGCGATGTCCTTCATCTGCCCAAGCCGGTTCGTGGCTCTGCTAATGCTAAGGCAGAAGCAACAGCGGTTACAATTCAAGCAAACCTTGAAACTGAAACTACTCTGACAATTAACCGTCACTTTGAATACTCTCGTTTGATTGAGGATATTGTGGCTGTTCAGGCTCTGTCATCTCTGCGTCAGTTCTACACAGAAGATGCAGGCTACGCACTGGCTCGTCAGATTGACAACGATCTGTTCCGAGTTGGTACTGCCTTTGGCAACGGTACTCTTGACCTGACTACTCCGGTATCAGGAACTTGTACTGGCACTCAGTGGGTTCATAATAATAGTTATTACTGCGATACCTCTACCGGCTTGACTGCTTATGCTGTTGACCAGGTAGTATCCGCTGACGTATTCACTGACGCTTGTTTCCGCGCTTTGATTAAGAAAATGGATGACGCAGACGTTCCTATGACTGATCGTAACTTGGTCGTTCCTCCTGCATTGCGTTCTGCAATCATGGGTGTTGATCGTTATGTATCAAGCGACTTTACTGATGCGCGTTCTGTTCAGTCAGGTTTGATTGGTAATGTGTACGGTATTCAGATTTATGTATCCTCCAATTGCCCGCTGATTGAGGATGCTACATCTAACACTGCTGGTACTGTTGATTTGCGAGGAGCTTTCTTCTTCCACAAGGATGCAATTATCCTTGGCGAGCAGATGAGCGTTCGTTCACAGACTCAGTACAAGCAAGAGTACCTGTCTACCCTGTACACTGCCGACACCCTTTACGGTGTTCAGGTTCACCGTCCTGAAGCAGGCTTCTGCTTTGTCGTTCTTGATGCCTAAGTAAAAGACAGGGGGAGGGGAAACCCTCCCTCTGTTTTACCCTCATTAATTTATAGGGCTATCAGATGAGTAATTATACAAAGACCACAAACTTTACCGCCAAAGACAGCCTTATATCTGGTAATCCTGCAAAGATTGTTAAAGGCTCTGAGCATGATGCCGAGTACACGGCAATTGAAACAGCAGTTAATTCCAAGTCCAATACAGCGTCCCCCACGTTTACAGGGACAGCCACTATCCCTACAGCGGCAATTACCAATCTTACATTGGGCGGCACATCTGTTACATCCACTGCCGCAGAGCTTAATGCCCTTGATGGCATAACCGCAACAGTCACAGAATTGAATTACACGGATGGTGTTACAAGCGCCATTCAGACTCAAATAGATGCCAAAGCGCCTCTAAACTCCCCTGTTCTCGTTACCCCTAACCTTGGTACTCCTTCAGCGGTTACATTGACTAACGGCACAGGATTGCCCATTGTTGCGGGCACTACGGGCACTCTTTCGCAGGCCCGTGGCGGCACAGGAGTTACTACAGCTAGTAACGGCCAGCTTCTAATAGGTAATGGTACAGGCTTCACCGCAGCTACTTTAACAGCAGGCTCTGGAGTTACCTTAACTAACGGGGCGGGAAGTATTCAAGTTGCCTTTACTGGTCCAGGCGCTGGCTCAGTAACAAGCATTGATGTATCGGGTGGCACTACAGGCTTAACAACCTCTGGAGGCCCAGTAACCGCAAGCGGCACAGTAACTTTAGCTGGTACTCTTGCTTATACTAATGGCGGTACAGGCTTAACGTCACCTGGGACGGTTGGCAATCTGTTAACATCTAACGGCACAGCATGGGTGTCTAGCGCACCAGCAGCGAGTGGCGCGACTAAAGGCCAAGCAATCGCTTTTTCA